ACAAGAGATAGAAGAACTAAAAAAACAAATTAAATAATGGCAGTACCTACAAGTGGAACAATAGAAATGTTAAAACTAGCAAGAGAGAGGAAAGGCAACGGTTATACATCTAATGCAACAATAACAAGCCCTATACATTTGTCAGATTTATCAAGATTAAGTGGTGGCAATTCAAGTGGTTCAGGTAACAGCTATCCAGCTATAAATACACTAAACCCTAGCGATAGTAAACCTGACGGTGCAAATCCACTACAAATAAGTGAATTTAGAGGTTACGAGCAAAATGTTACACTTACAGCTTTTGATTTTGTATATAGTGATTCAACATCAAATGATGCTTGTTTAGCAGCTTTTCCTCTTGGCCCTTATTATCACAACGATACAAACAACTTATTCCCTGACGATTTAACTGGAGTTTATACAGCTTTCAAGAACACATCAGGTAGTTTAGTTGCAGAGGTTGGTTTTTATCAAATATTTACAAGTGGTGGTAGTACATCAGGTAAATTTATACAGGTAGGTAGTAATGGTTCGATAATAGGTGGTGGTAATTGTTAAATAATACAAAAACATAGTTTTTAGTTATTTATATATAAATTTAATTTAATATTATGGCAAAAGATAAAATAAGTTATAGCTGGCACATAAATGCCCTTGATGCAAAAATAAAAGAAGACAAACATGATAATGTTATTTACAATATACATTGGTCATATAGTGCTAATAAAGCAGATTACAATGTGAATCTAATAGGTACATTTTATGTAGAGTATGACAAAGATAACTTTACAGATTATGATAAATTAAAAAAATCAGATGTTGTTGCTTGGTTAGAAGCTGGATTAGATATGCAGGGTATGAAAGATAATTTATCAAATCAAATAAGTATTTTAGAAAAACCAGTTGATGTAGTATTGCGACCTGACTGGTAATTTATTATATTTGATATATAATTAAATTTAATACTA